GAAATCGAGTTTGGTAATACCATCAAATGTACTATTCACCAAGACCAAGGCGATCTTTTAAAAACCGTAAGTTTGAAAGTTGAGTTAAGTGCTATAGATCAAAGTTTAATTAACTCTTTACACCCAAATACAACTGGTATAGGTTATAACGAATCAATAGGTCACGCCATAATTGAATATGCTGAACTCGTCATAGGAGGTGAAGTTATACAACGCGTACCGAGTGATTTCTTAGCGATTTATTCAGATAATTACGTGACACAGACGAAACAACACAATTTAGCTAAACTCGTCGGTAAACCACCTTTAGAATTGTCAGGTACAGAAGTTATGACAACAACTATAGGTCACTATTTAGGAAACGCAACTTCGGATACCAAATATTTTATCGATATACCGTTCTATTTTTATAATACACCCGAACTTGCGATACCACTCTGTGCCATAAATCAACAGGAAATTGAAATTATTATTAAATTAAGGGATGTTGACGACTGTATTCACTCGGTGAGATCTGATTCTTCCTATGTTATGTATACAGGTCTTAAACCAAAAAACTTAATAAAAAACGCTAAAATAACACTGGAAATGGTTTCTTTAGATGAAGAGGAAAAACAAAAGTTAAATAACCAAAAAATAGATTATATAATTACACAAATACAGGAAAATAATTTTCAAATTGAACAAAGTACAGATACAAATCCTGTAAGTTATACCTATAAATTAAATCTAAAAAATCCCATAAAAGAACTCTATTTTTTAATACAGAGCAGAAGAAAAGGTGTGAATAGTTTTTTTACAACATCCTTTGACTACGATAACTCCAATCAAATACTAGATTCAATATATTTATCACACGAACATCTTAAAAGTTTAGAACTTAAACTCGACGATTCCGAAATATTAAACGACAAAACGGGTAATATTATAAACTTACGCGCGGTACAAAGTGGTATACATCATTCAAGAACACAATTGTTCAGAAGATACTATTCGTATAGTTTTGCACTCGAACCCGAACGGTGGTACCCGACAGGTCAAAGAAACTTTAGTTTGATAAAAGAACAAATAATTAAAGTTAATATGAACAGTGAAGAAGAATCAGAAAGGGAACTTAGAGTTTTAGGCCTAAGTTATAATATACTCCGTGTAGAAAACGGTATTGCTAAAACACTGTTTAACGTATAGTATAATGAATCAACGAGAAAAAGACGCAAACATAAACCTAATTGAACAAATACAGGAATCTGCCATTAACATTATCCAGCCCGTACTCGAACGGTCCATGATACTCGCTGCAGAGTATGCGAAAGCGTGTGGACGTGATATCGTTCTAGGTGAAGATATGGAATACGCCATGAAATACTGTGCCATGCACGAGGTTGGTAAGAAAATGGGTTCACATTTCCCGGAACTTTATGATGACGAAGACGAAGACGAAGATGAAGAAATTGAAATTGAAGAAGACGAAGACGTACCGTTTACGCGATATTCAGGGCGCGAATATAAATTCGTTAAAATGAATATGGCGTATGATAATTGGAGTACATGGGAACCAAAAAATCCGTCAGAACAGATGTTAAAAAATGCTATAGATAGTAATGAACATATCAGAACCGGAGGGGTACACGACGACATCTAAGTATTTTAAGATACGTGATGATGAAAGTTCTGATTCTGATTCGGAAACTGATTCTGAATCGGATTCGGAATCGAGTTCGGGTACAGTACCTATAAATATAGGTATGTTAAAAGGATATTTAAACCCAAAATATTATAAAGAAATTTTAGTCGAAGAAGATTTACTCCCTGATTAAAATCTCAGGATACTATATATAAAATGTCTACTGCTGCTGAAACTGTTACGCTCGTCGCCCGCGAACTCGAGTCCCAATCTCTCAACGCCGTCGTTGCTGGATTCTCTTTCGCCGCTGCCCTCTCGTGGATGGACTTGGTGAGATGGTTGGTTAACCAAATTGTCAAGGTCAACAAGAACGGTGGTATGAACTACACGCTCACGGCCTTGTTCACAACGCTCTTGTCCATCTTGGTCTACGTTGGTATCTCCCGTGTTTCCACACGTGTCCAAAAGCCAGCCCAACCAATCTTCGCGGTTACTCGATAAGTTTTGGTTTTTTCATAACCAATAATAAAAATAATCCGGTTGCGACTACCATAAATATAGATATAAACGCATCCCATCTACGCGGATCCTCTAGCTCGGGGATACTCATAGGTGGTGGAAGAGAAAAGTCTCGTTCCACTTTAGCAATATTCTCAAGTTTATCAGTAGAACACGTCACTGCAAGTTTAAGTATATGGTTCGCATTTCTAAAATCGTATGGTATTAATCTATTGTTACTACTGTAATAAAACTGAACACGTAAACTGGATATCGTTTTTTGTGATCCGGAATCAAAATTGTGTTCGACGGTATCGTCAACACCCGAATAATTGATCACGTCACCACACAAAAGTATACGTCCTGTATAAAACGGTGTTTCCGAAAACACGGTTTTATTAAATTCGTCCGATCCGCTACTCATTTTAACAATAATTGCATCAGCACCCTGTAAATTAATACTTCCTGTTTCTAAAGTATAAGGCGACGATGTGGTAGACGAAACGTTACTTGCTGGTAAACCTAAAACATCGTATGGTGTTGTGTATCCATTCGTACCAGTAGCGTAACCGTTCGCACCCCCGTAAAATTCAAATGTAAACGGTGCACTACCCGTAAACGTTATAGCATTCGTTTCCTTGTCAAACACGGCAGATGTAATATCACTAGAGGCTGTTGCAACCGCCTGTGCTAAATCATCACCGCTATAGTTTCCTATAGGTATAGTGACTGTTGTTCCATTTATATCAAATTGGTTGTTCCTGGAATGTATGAGGTACTGACTATTATGAATACGCGCTGATATAAGTGATATTTTAGTCACGTCATAAATAGGGTTTTTTAGGTGTACGACATAATCACCTGGGTTTGGGTACAAAACAGGGTCCCGTTCACCACTATCTATATCTAAGGTGTGTACCTTCATTAAAATATATGAACAATATTTTAATGAGTGTAAATCTCATAATTTTTAATTATTTAAGAAAGGTTATGAGCTAATGGGTTACTTGCAAGTTGTCGTCTCGCCGTATCCAAACTCATATTTGTAGCGTTTGGATTTTCGTACCCCTTATACGCATTGAATTTATGATAATCGTTGTTTCTGTATTGTTGTGTCCATGCACCATTCGCGGCGTTTACTCTACCATCAATTCTCGATGTATCGGAACGAACACTCGTAACCATACCACCTTGGTTAAGTGCATCGGCACGAACGTTCATTCGACCTGGACCCGCAGTTCTATTTGGTTTACCACGTCTATCGTCTGGCCTGAAACCATATTTCATAAGTTCTTCGGCAGTATGCGTCGATCCATATGTTCTCTTTTCACCAATCTTAGTCGCTGGTGTATTTAAGTAGCCACCAATAAAGCTACTAATACCTGGGGCAGGTTGGTTATTGTATTGATATTGTTCGATGGTACCATCAGCTTTATTTCGGGTTGGTTCTTGTGCACGAGTAAGTGCTGAAACCGTCCTCTTAGCACCCGCGTATCCCAAAGTATCCGTTCTCGAACCAGTTTCGGATCTATTCGTCGTTCTCTTTGTTCTCTCGTGTTCGCCTCTTGGAGTTCTTCCGGACATACCTTGTGCTCTACCTGGTACTGGAGGAAGACGACCATGTAAAAAGGCTGTCTTTTCAGGTCTATTATGGGCAACTTCACCAACGATACCACGTCGACCACCCTTTGCGTCGTACGCTGGACCCGACCTACCAGGTAAAGTCGTTAAGCGATACGCGCCGACGTTTTCTGGGTTCACACGAAACAATTGTTGATGACCACCAAACGCAGGAACTTCTGGACCAACACCCAAACCTGGACCAACGAGTTGTTTTTCAACTGGGGATAAGTTATTCATTCTACCTGCGTCATACATTCTGTTTCGCATGTTTAACACTTCACCGCCAGAGGAACGGTTTTGTGGAGCAATCTCGGCGAAAGACCCAATTTCTTCTTTAGACGTATACGATGGTTCGACTAATGGTGAAAGTGGTCCCAGATATTCAGATTGAATAACGACATCCCGATCTGAAAAGTCCGAAACGACTTCCTGTTCTTGTATTGGATTACCTTCCACTGTATACGTTTCATTTGGTTTACTTAATTTTCTCCCGGCATAAACTAAACCGGCTATAGCCATTATAGATATAGGATCAGCCATTCTTATTTCTTAGCGAGATTTTTATTGAGGTATCTTTGCTGAAACAAACCATTTTGGGTTTCGGCACGCGTACTCATGGGTTCATACGTTTTTGTTCTAAGTGGTAATTTACATTCGACATTTTGAAGTGGGTGAAAGTTTCTTTCATACGTTTTTGCCAAAATCTTATTAAACTGGGAAGTCGATTGTGGTCTGAGTTGGTCGGATGTTTCGATGTATTGTGCTGGTGCACCTTTACCAGCCATGTATGGAGCTGTTCCATAGATCATGGTATTTGGACGACTCGAGCCGTAGTTAAGAGTACTGGGCTGAGGATATACAAAAACTTCTTCAGTTGCGCATACGGATGGAACCGCGTGATCTTGAACCATTTTCATTCCTGGTTGGAGTTGATACGCCATTTATTATTACAAAAGATTTTGTTTATGGAAATCGAGTATCTACTACTTTAATGTTAAATTGTTTAAAATTAAGGGGCTAATCCCGAACCTCTGTGCATACCACTTCTCTTATCCCCATTTGGATCGAGTCCCGCAAACGCCTCGAGTTGTACACCTCTCGCGTCTGGGTCACATAATCTTGGATCCTGACGACACGTACTGCTCCTTTTACCATGGATAAACTCGTAATATGGTGTATTACCTATAGATGTATCTGGCATACTTATGAATTGTCTCGATAAAGCATTTCTTTGATATTCGGGCATAGATGATCGCGATCGGGCTGGACCATATTTAATATCACTAGTGAGATAGTTATTTACTGGTTCTCTTACCGTTGGATAATAACACGATTGGGGTCTATCTGGTCTATCGACATAATCAGACATGAGTACGTTTCCCATTGGATTATCCTTCGTTGGCATAG